TCGACCTCTCTGAACTGAGCCCCGAGCAGTTCGAGGCGTACAACGCGATGACTGCCGAGGAGCAGGAAGCGTTCATCGACGAGAACCTCGACATGCTGATCGCGTCGGCGTTCGCACCCGGCACCAAGGACGGTCCCGGCTGGATCACTCACCCGATCCCGACGAACCGCATCCGTCGCTACTGGACGGTCGGCAAGGGCGCGGCGAAGATTCGCTGGGGCGTCCCGGGCGACTTCAATCGGTGCCGTCGTCAGTTGGCCAAGTACATCGCGAACCCGCAGTGGCTCGCTGGAACGTGTGCGAACATGCACAAAGAGGCTCTCGGGTTCTGGCCCGGGATGGAGGGTGGCGGACGCCGTGGGCGTCACGGACTTACCGCGTCCGCTACCCCCGCTCCGATGTTCACGATCGTCGCGTCTGCGAACTACATCTTCGACGCGAACTATCTGAAGCGTGCCGAAATGGAGACGCCGCGCGTGGGCGTCGAGGTCGAGGGCGATCACGTCTACGGCTACATCGCACAGTGGGGCGTCTGCCACATCGGCATCCAGGGCATCTGCACCACCGCGCCGCACTCGCTGACCGACTACTGGTACTTCGCGACCGGCAAGGTCGACACCGACACGGGGGAGACCGTCCGCGTCGGGCAGATCACGATGGACACCGGGCACGCCTCGATGAAGGCATCCGCCAAGGTGGCAGCCGCTCACTACGACAACACCGGTGCCGCCGCGGCTGACGTGGTGGTCGGCGAGGACGACTTCGGCATCTGGTTCTCTGGTGTGCTCCGCTCGAAGGTCACCGACGAACAGCGTCACGCTCTGCGCGCGGCGGGTCGCGTCTCGGGTGACTGGCGGCAGATCGGTCATGACCTCGAACTGGTCGCCGCCCTCGCGGTGAACGTCCCCGGCTTCCCGATCCCGCACGTTCGCGCGGGCGTCTACAACGGCGAGCAGGTCTCGCTCGTTGCGGCGGGTCTGCACGAGGAGGACGACGAGCAGATGGTCCCGACCGTCATCACGATGGCGGCCGAGGACATCGCAACAATCGTGCGCGTCTCGGTTGACGAGTACCGACACGCCGAGAAGCGCGCGGCCAAGACGGCTCCCATTCGGGAGACCCTGCGCCAGAAGCGCATCGAGACCCTTCGCCAGAAAATCAAGGAGTAGTCATGGGATGCGGATGCGGCAGTAGCGCCACGAGCACGGCGCAGGCACAGGCCAATCGGACCTACGTGCACACGTCACCCGAGGGTGAACGCAAGACGTACAAGTCCGAGGTCGAGGCAGCCGCGGCGCAACAGCGCCTCGGTGGAACGTATCGGGCGCAGTGATGACTCTCTTCCTCGCGGTGCTCGCGATCATCGGCCTGCTGATCTTCATTGTCGGCGGGATTCTGCACCTGATCAGCAAGCCGTACGACGTGATTCTCATGGTCGTCGGGGGGCTGATCTACGCCGCCGCGCAGGTTATTCTCCTGTTCGACCTGATTCTGTGATAGAACTCATGTGACTTCTCCCGCGTCGTAGACCGGGAACGAGGGGCGTAGCCCGACCTTATTCGTTCCCATCCGACAGGAGAAGATGATGGCTTTCACGAAGCCCGAGAGTTTTGATGGTCTGGGTCTTGAAGACCTTCGCGCTCTCTCCGAAGAGGCACTCGCCGATGCACGCGAGATTCTCGCGACCGACGACAAGGACCTGACGGACGAGCAGATCGCGCTCGCCGAGGCCCTCATGGCCGACTCGGCCGAAATCGACGCTCACATGAACGAGGTCGAGGCAGCCGAACAGGCTCGCACCGATCGCCTCGCCGCTCTGCGCGCGCAGACCTCCGAGGACCCTGCACCTGCCGATGAGGGCGTGGAGCCCGAAGCGGAAACCCCGGACGAGAACGACGAGGGCGTCGAGCCCGACGAGGCGGAGTCCAAGACACCGAAGGAGGTTGTCGTGGCCTCGGCACCGACCCCGAAGAACCCGCCCCGCCGCACCGTCGCTGTCGCGCAGTCGCGCGCCCCCGAGGTCATCGTCGAAAACAACGACCCCGAACTGCCCACGATCATCGCCGCGGCCAACGTGCCGGGCTATGCATCGGGCTCTGAACTCGACGGCTTCTCGGCAATGGCCGAGGCGTTCGTCTCTCGCGCACGCTCCTTCGGCGGTCGCAACGAAGAGGGCCTCGACCCCGGCATCTACACGATGTCCGAGTCGGCTCAGCACTTCGGCGTCGCCAAGATCAAGAAGCCCGAGACCGAGTTCGAGACGGGCATGGACCAGCCTCTCGACAAGCAGATGGAAACCATCATGGCGGCGGCGCGTGAGCACCGTCTTCCGGGTGGATCGCTCGTCGCGGCTGGTGGCTGGTGTGCCCCGTCCGAGATTTGGTACGACTCGTTCCTCCGTCTGGAGGACGGCAACGCCGGACTGCTCTCGATCCCCGAGGTCGTCGCTCGTCGTGGTGGCATCAACTTCACCAAGGGTCCCGACTTCGCGACGCTCTACGCCAACGCGAACTTCGGCTTCACCCAGACTGAGGCGCAGGCCATCGCGGACACCGCAAAGCCCTGCTACGCCGTCGTGTGCCCGCCTTTCACCGAGGTTCGCCTCGATGCCGTGGGCTTCTGCATCACGGCCGGTATCCTCACGAACGCCGCGTACCCCGAACTGATCCGTCGCGTGCTCGAACTCGCGCTCGTCGGTCAGCGTCGTCGTATCAACGCATACACGATCAGCAAGATCGTCGCCTTCGCGGGTGCCGCGATCAACCACGTCGAGGTCGGTGGCACCGCGGGTCGCACCGCAACCACCAGCGACGTGCTGGACGCGCTCACGATCCAGGCGCTCCGTCTGCGCTACACCTACCTGATGAGCCCCGACACCACGATCGAGGTCATTCTGCCGGTGTGGGCGAAGGAGATTCTGCGTGCAGACCTGAGCCGTCGCAACGGCGTCGACAAACTGGCCGTCTCTGACGCCGAACTGAACACGTTCTTCTCGGTGCGCGGTCTGTCGGTGCAGTACGTCTACGACTTCCAGGACTTCAACGCGGGTGCGGCTGGCACTGCTGGTGGTACCGCGACCTGGGTCGGATTCCCGACTGTGCTGAACGCGGTGCTTTACCCGGCTGGTGCGTTCGTCCGTCTGACGGCCGACGTGATCGACCTGGACGCGATCTACGACAGCGTGAACATCAAGAACAACAACTACACCGCCGCATTCTTCGAGGAGGGCGTCGCAGTCGCCAACGTCGGAGCCACGGCCGTGCAGGTGTCCATCGCGATCAACGTCAACGGTTCCGCTGGATTCCCGGCCGTCAACGCTGGCACCGGCGTCACCATCCCGTAAGTCGAGTTCCCGGTGGGCGGCGTGTGACCCCCGCCCACCGGGTAACAACACGAAGGGAGAGGGCACATGGCACTTGCACTTCCAGTCGCCGCCCCGACGCGACCCGATCGACTCGGTGGTATCCGCAAGGTTGCTACCTGGGTGGAAGACGCACGCATCGGCGCAGCCGAGACCGTCGTGTTCCAGTCAGACGGCTGCACGTTCCCGCAACTGGCCATTGGCCTGTGCTACGGCGAGACGACCGTCACTGAGAAAGCGGGTGTTGGCATTGCCAACCTTTCTGGAATCGGTGCGCCGTTCGCCATGTACGGCGGCATCAAGTGCTTCCTCGGTCCGGACAGCGACCTCGCTGAGCGGGCACGGAACGTTCTGATCGACGGCGAAGATCGCATGATCGAGGATCGTCTCGAAGCGTACGCATCGGCAGGCACCGCCCTCGCGGCAGGCACCACGCTCGTCGGCGCAGTCGCGAACATCGAGCAGAACATGGACGACGTGTATCTCGGTCGCGGCTATCTGCTGATGGCTCGTGGGGATGCCGTTCGTGCGCGCGCACAGGGCGCGATCATCGACCCCGGTCTGGGCGATCTGCCGACCACGATCAACGGCACCCCCGTGGTGGCCAGCGGTCGTGTCGCGGCAGGCACCGTCTACGGTCTGGGAGCCACCACCGTTCTCCGCTCGTCGGTGACAACGATCGAGGCGCTCGATCCGCGGAGCAATGACGAGTGGCAGATCGCAGAAGCGGTGTACGCGATCGTCGTTGATTGCGCGTACCGCGTGAAGAGCACAGGAGTCTGATCATGGCTGTGGAAGACGGATACGGAGTCGTCGGCCCGGTGACGCCGGAAGTTGCGCGAGCGCTTCTGGACATCGCCGAGGCGAACGGTCTTCCGCCCGAGGTGATTCGCACGACGATCGGCGGCTTCGTCGCCCCGGTCGATGTGGTCTCACGGTACGAAGAATCGCTGGGCGCAGAACCCGAGGACGAGGCGGAAGGCGCGGCAGAGGATGCCGACTACCCCGACGCGACCTGGAAGAACGACCAGATCAAGGCGTGGGCGGATGCCCATGACGTCGACCTCGGCGAGTCTCGCAAAAAGGCCGACATGCTCGCCGCTATCAGCACGGCAGACAAGGAGGAATGATGGCAACGCACGTTACCAAGTGTCTGTCTCTGGTCAAGGGACGGCGCATACGAGTCACGAAGTTGGACTCGTGTGGACGGCCCGTCTACGGCGACGCGACGCATGTGGTCTCAAAGGGTTTCATCTCCGTGGGGTTCACCGCGAACACCACCGAGTCGGACGAAATCAGTGTCACGAACGCAGCCGGAGAGGTCTGTGTCTTCGAGGCGGCGGTCACGTCGCTGAGCGGGTACAGCATCGAACTCTCGTTCTGTGAGGTCGACCCTGAACTGTTCGCACTCGTCACCGGTCAGCCGGTCGTGCTCGGTGCCGATGCCTCCACGGTGGTCGGCTTCGACATTGACACGAAGATCGGTCTGGAGAACTCGAACTTCGCTCTCGAACTGTGGGCGGGCTCGCCCTCCACGGATGCGTGCGCGAACCCCGGCGCGACTGGAGCCTACGGCTATCTGCTTCTGCCCTTCCTGAAGGGTGGCATTCTTGGCGACTTCACCGTCGAGAACGGCGCAGTGACGTTCACCCTCACCGGGGCGAACACTTCTGAGGGCAACGCGTGGGGCACCGGGCCGTACCCGGTCATGCTCGGCGCGGGTGGCACCAACGAGGTTCAGCGCGCAACGATCACCGGCGTCCCGACAGGTGGCACGTTCACCCTGACGTATGCCGGAGCGACCACGAGTGCCATCGCCTACAACGCGACGGCGGCCGCAGTGCAGACCGCGCTCGAAGCGCTGAGCAACCTGGCTCCCGGAGACGTGGCAGTGACCGGTGGCCCCGGCCCCGGCACGCCGTACACGATCACCTTCGGTGGAACGCTCAACGTGAGAGACGTGACGCAGATCAGCGCGACCGGCTCGTTCTCCGGTGGCACCACGCCGACGATCACCATGTCGACGATCACGCCCGGCGTCCAGCCGAACGTGGCCGCGATGACCAGCCCCGTCTCGACCAGCGTCGCTCTGCGCACGATGATCGTCGATGTGGCACCTCCGGCCGCCGCCTGTGGCGCACGCCCTGTTCTCGACACGAGCGTCACTCCGCTCACGTCGATCGCAGGCGTCGCGACCGGTCTGTCGGTGTCGTTCACGACTACGCCCGCCGCCAGCGGGCCGGTCTGGTGGGACTTCGGCGACGGCACCTGGGACTACGTGGCCGCACCCGGTGCGACCACTCACGTCTACAAGACCGTGGGAACGTACACCGCGAAGGCGACCACCAACGGCGTCAAGCAGGTCTCGACGAACGTCACCACCTCGTAGATCAGTAGGGCTCGGGGGTCCGTTTCAGAAGAGCGGGCTCCCGGCCTCCAAAACCAGGAGAGATAGATCATGGCGGGTTACACCCAGGCATACAGCCAGACGACTCTGGACGCGA